ACGCCTATTGTACCAGCAGGGAAAGGTGTTGAATTATCCCCGTTGGTAGTTACTAGCTCAATAGTACCGTTAGTAGCAATCGTAACGACTGCACCATAGAACAGGTTAGTATTGTAGCCAGAAGTAATAGGAAGCTTTCGAGTTGCTCCCGCATACGGAAGTCCCCCGATTTCATTCAAAGGCTTTAACCCATAAGGGGTTGCTGTTGTAGCCATTAGAATATCTCCTAATTATCCTTTACCGAAAGTAACCTTAGTAGACCGTTCATTGAACATTGGCATTCTAGGGTCAGACTCTCGCATTAAATTATTGTCTACGGAACGTATCTGCGCTTCATTAGTTTCTTGATAATAAGCACTGCGTTCCTCAACAAGCTCTTTTGGGGCTTTACAAAGCATTAAACCGCCCATGACAATATTGTCTTTAAAGCGATCATTCTCAATACTCACCAGATGAATCTCTGGGTGGTCTGAGGCTTTGCACGGCTCCCAGCCTTCTCGTAGCTTAGAAGAAACATTGGTAGGGTCAGGTTGACCATTAGTAGAAACGCGAACCCAATGAAAAGTATAGCCTTCTTGCGGGGTAGGGTCAGGTAAAAGCTCTGGCCTCTTCCATGCCGGTTTATGGGCTTTCTTTTCGTTAGTATCTAATTCTCTGTCTAGTCTTGTTTCCATTACCTTTGCTCCCTAATTAATTCAGCAGCCTTTTTGGCGTATTCTTCAACTGGTACCCCTAACCGTTTAGCTAGGTGTACTTGTGTTTGCGATAATGTAACCTTGTTAGGTTTCGTGCTCCGCGTAGCGGGTGCAACCACATTGCTTTGCTTGCGTTGCGCAGGGGCTTCTTCAACCTCCGCATCAAAGTTATCTGGAAAAACTTCTCGCATACGAGAATTAATTTTCTCGTAGTATTCTTCACTTCGCGGGTCTATCCCGTTTTTCTTGAGTTTGGAATCTAAACCTAAAGCGAACGCTGTCATTTCATCGTCCGAACCAAACCAAGTATTTTTTTCAGCCCAATCTTGCGCCCGTGGATCTTTAGCTGGTTGTGCGGGCTCAACATTGTTTTGCGGTACTTTTATATCATTTTCAGGGGTTTGTAAAGGTTGTCGTTTAAAATTAGTAACTTTGTCATCTCTAATCTTAGCAGTCGTAATAGCTTCTTGTGCCGCTACAATAGCATCTGCATCACCCGACTCGTAGGCATCTTTGTATTGCCTTTTGGCAGCAAGCATTTCTGCTTCAACCGATGCCTTAGCTTGCTTAAGCATGGCTTCTTGGCTTCGGTCTACTCGACTTTTAAGTTGTTTATTCTCTTCAAACAGTGGCTTAGATATTCTCGTAAGTTCTGCCAGTTGTCTTTCCGCAGCCTCTTTAGCCCGCCGTTCGTCATGGGTAGCTTTGTTTAGTTGCCCAATTCGTTTCTTTACGGATTTAGAATAGCTTTCTAACTCTTCGTCATCTACTTCTTTAAAGTTAGTAGAAGGAACCTTGCCTTTATCTTTTTCAGGCGTGTCATCTATTACTTCAATTTCTACTTCAGGTTTTTTCTCTTGGGGCGGTGATTTTATTTCTTCCCTTCCAACCGCGCCTTCCACCTCTATATCCGTTGTTTGTTCAGGGGCCTCGACTTCTATTTCAGCAGCAGCTTCTATTTTGTCTGGATCAGGAAATTGATATTCTACTTTCTGGATAGGCATAAGTTACTCCTTAGTTTGCGCGAGATATTACACTCGGGTCATCAACGACAGCTTCAATAGAATCATCATTCATCAGACGATACTCTTGTTTGCCGACTTTAAAGCGCGTGCCAGTATTGGCCCGAAACATTACGTAGTCACCTTGTTTACACCAGGGACCAGTGGGAAATCGGTCTTTATCCGCATACGCTTGCTCTCCCATGTCCAGTACCAACCCTATCGTAGACAGGATGTACTCTTCATGGAGTGTCTTGGCTGCTTTTGCTATACCACCAGCAAAAGTGTCTTCTACGTTAGGCAACGCAATAAGTACTCTGTATCCCACAGGCTTGGGGATAAGGGCATCTAACTTCTCTTGCGCTACTTCTTCCTCTTGCAGCTTATCTCTACGTTTGATTTCTAAGGCTGTCATTTCAGTCATCTTGGTTTTCCATGTGTATACGCGAGAGGTCATTTACTTCTCGTAATGCGGTGTCCAGACCCCGAAGCACACCACACACTTCTTTATAATCGGCGTAATCTTTAGCTGCGCCGCTTTTTATAAAGTCTTCGCTAGACCGTTTCTGGTCAGTCAGTTTTTCTACCAATACTTCAAAGACAGTTTTAGCCATTATCTATCCTCTCGGTCATCGCGGTAGGCTTCAGACGCATCACGATGCGCTTCTGCTCTAGTTCGTTTTTCTTCACCTTTAGCTTTAGTTAAATCAATTATAGCTTTAGCTTCCTCTAAGTCGTTTTTAGCTTCAGCTTGTTGGTTTTGAGCAGCTATGCGACTAGCTTCAATAATTGCCGTTGTCTCTGCTTTCTTTGTGTCAAGTGCTAAACGCTCTTGGTCCAACGCAACATCAGCGGCGTCCTTCAGAGCCTTACGTTCTTGCTCATCACCTTTCAATGCCAACTCAGCTTGTTTCATTTGCATTATCGGATCTTGCGCTTGTTGCTCTGCTTGTTGTTGAGCCTGTTGCTGCTGATGTGCTTGAGTAAGTTGTATAGCTGCGGTGGCTTGTAATTGAGCTAACTGCACTTCTATCTCTTCCGTTAGTTCTTCATTAACCGGCGGCAACGGAGCACCTATCCTTTCTTCTATCTGTCGCCTATACAAAAAGGCTGTGTGCTCTGCAATATGGGCTTGTAGTTCACCCATAATTTGATTAGCTAACGGATTTTGACCAATGGTCTGTGCAATCATTGGGTCTTGCATAAAGGCTTGATGGGCAGAAATATGCGCTTGGTGGTCTTGGTACATAAAAGCTTTTATCGGAGATCCTGTCAAAGCGTCCATGTTTTCGCTTACTGGGTCAACAGGAACCATATCATCGTCAGTGGGTACAAGCTTGTCTGCGTTCTTAATCCCTAAGACCTCAATCATCTGCCTATGCAGTTGGGGTAGGTCATAGATTTGAGGGGTAGCCTGTGCCATCTGTAGTACGGTTTGGTATTGCACAACGCGCTGTGCCATCGTACTACTGTTGGGGTCGCTGACAGGAATTACTTCCACCGTGGCATAGTCGGCTTGGCGGGCGCGAGGGGTACCACGGTCAGGCTCGTAACCATATTCTACTGGGGCGTACTCAGCCATAATTGCTCTGAGCAGTTTAAACTCCTGCTTCATGGCGTAGTGGACACGGGATTGAACCGCAGCCATTGGCTTTAAGGTACGCTCCAACAGAGCTAATGTGGTTCCGACAGGTGCATTGGCACTCATATCGGAGATATTCATGTCCGAAATAGCCCCTAATCTGCGGCCTTCTTCGGTTATCTTGTCTAATAAGGCCAATAACGTCTGACTTGGCTCTTTATACGGTAATGGGAGGATATTCTCGCGGATTGACCCGCTAGGCACGTCCACATCACGGAATTCACCCGGCCCGATGGGAGTATCGCCCGTAGTTACCCGCATTCCACGGGATTTAAGGCCACCTGGTAGGTTAGATAGCGTACCTGCGTCCACTAATTGGCGAATAAGTGACGTTCCCGCCCGTGCATAGCCGCCAATAATGTGAATTAGGCCCAATCCGTAGAAACCAAACCCTGGAACGTACACATAATGGACGAAATGCTGGCGTTTTAGCATCAATGGGTCGTCAGGGTTCCAGTTTCGGCGTATTGCCAGCACTGTTCCCGTGCCTTTTTCAATGGTAATGACGTAAGGCTTGGCGAGTTGTAGGTCATCGCCCTGTTTATCTGCCCCATCTACCTCGTCAATCACAATATCCGCGTGAATTTCATACACGGCGTAGCGATCATCCGCAGAAAGAGAGATTCCAGACTGTTCAGCCTTGGCTTCTTCGATGTCTGTAGTAAAAGATACCGGATCACCAAGGTCTACTTCCCGATAAAACCCTGCATCTTGCAGTTTTATCATCTCGTTCTTAGTCTTACGCATCACATGAGTGACACGCTCGGCTGATTCTAGGTTAGATGCGCCGTAAGGGACGATCATATCTTCCGCTGGGATGTAGATTGCAGTCTGTCTATCCAAATTAGGATCAAAGTAAATCTTTTTAAACGCCGACCCCGCTAGTCCCAGGCTGTATAACATGCGTTCATGCTCTGGCCTGTACTCCACCATCACATCAGTCAGCTCATAGTTCATATCAGTCTTAACGCGCAGAGCTGCATCTTCTTTTTCTCGCGTCATCTCACCGAGTATCTGCGTTTTTACAGGGCCAGCCGCTGGGAATGTCTCACTCATGGCCTCTGCTTGGAATCTTATCGCCGCTTCTGCCAGTACTGTGCTATACACACCACAGGCATTTTCCCAAGGTTCAGTCCTGTCCTCATAACTAAACCCCAGTACTTCCAACCCTTTAACGAAAGTCTCAGCCCAATCACGGCGGGAACCTACGTCCCCATCCACTGCTTGCACTAACTCACTCGACAGCTGGTTCAACTGCCCATCATCTAAGTAATCTGCAAGATTTGCATCAAACGGTGCGTTGGCGATGTCTGAGTCTTCCATGTCAGGGACTAGTGTTATCTCTACACTCCCATCGTCAAGAGTAACCATTTCAGGATCTACTATTTCTATCTCTAGGCTGGGTTCCAAGGAAGGTGTTTGCTCCCCTTCGGGCATACCATATAAGCTTCGTTCAATTGCCATTATTCTTCCTCTTTAAGTTCTTCTTGGCCCCACTTACACAGCGGGCACCACGAATCGAGTAACCAGACTTTAGCGGGCATAAAACAGCCACACTCCTTACATATCTGTAAACTTTTAACCAGTTGGGGACAACCCGAACAAATAGCCAAACGGGCAGCTACCATTGTCTGCCTTTCCGAAAGCTCTGGGGTATCCACTAATAAAAACCCCCTCTTCGCCGTCTATAGTATGGGGCGTCTTCCTCTTCATCTGATGGTAGCCTGACAAACCCACCTCTTCTAAACCGCATAAGTGCCATAGAAGTAGAGTCTACGTAGTCATCATGCTCCCCTGCTGGAAAGCTTGCAACCTCATCCATTACTTCTTCAGCCCAATGTGTGTTAGGAGCCCACACCATTCCAGAAGCAAATAGGTCAGAAACAGCGTTTAACCTAGCTATTTTGTCATTCCCCTTAGTCGGAGTAAACTCTTGCACCGGGACTCCCATTGCCCGCATCTCATAAATGAGCGGCGCACCGGATGCTTTTTTCTCAATGATAATAGAGTCTGGCTCCCATTCTTTGTACTCTTCAATAGCTACTTGCTTAAGTCTAGGAAACTCCATTCGTTCACGATAAGCATTAAGTAAGATAATGTTAGCTTGTGGTGCTCCTGCGTCATCATCTTGGTAGAACACTCCCCACGTTGTCAGCGCCGAATAGTCAGCACGTTGAGTTTTTTCAAACGCCGTATCCCAGGACATCAATACAAAATTGCATTGCGGAGGCTCATCTTCTTCCCAGATCTTCCACCACTCTCTTTTTACAATAGCCGATTCTTCTGACGTAGGGTTCTGCTGGTACTGCGCCATCCACTTGGAATTGGGTAACTCTTCCCTGAGTGCTTCTAACTCCTTACGCTCCCAGAACTCCGGCCACAGCGGTGTGCCACTGGGCATAAGTGCAGGAAATTCAATGA